CGAAACCAATCACGAACATCCTTATGCTATCTTTCCTATCCTGCCAAAGAAGTGGGTGGAAATTACTGGCCATTTGAGTCCGCATCAAATCAACGATGCCTGGACCAGCCAAGTAGCTTGGATGTTGGATATTGTAAAAACAATTCCTGTGATGATACATCACGAACGCTATGACCTTACTGGCGAGAATCTTGATGAAACATTCAAAGAACGTGTCATGTTGGAAAACATGCCCGGGCAAGATCCTAGAGACTTCAATCACATCACCTGGCGCAAACGCAGGATTGACGAGACTGCTAAAATTGCAACTTATCTTGACAGTATAAGTCGCGATACCACATGGTTTAGAGATTCTATGACGGGCAAAAATCCAGACATTTGGGCCAGGATGGTGCTTCAAGATCCACACAAACGATTAAGACAATGGAAGGACAAAGCCCTTTGAGTAATGAACTACTAGACAAGATTGTGCAGTACTGGGATCGCCAGCCCTGCAACATCAACCACAGCGCCAGTGAAGTTGGCACAGAACAATTCTTTAACGAGAACAGCAAAAAAAGATATTTTGTTGAACCACATCTCAAAGACCTAGCACAGTTTCATTTGTATGCTGGCAAACGTGTGTTGGAAATTGGGTGTGGTATTGGTGCTGATGCAGCTGAGTTTGCCAAGCACGGTGCCGAATATGTTGGTATTGATCTCAGCAGTGAAAGCATTGCATTAGCTAAAAAACGGTTTGAAGTGTTGGGACTGGAAGGCACATTTGTTCAAGCCAGTGGTGATGATGTCTTGTCACACTTAGGCCTGTTTGATTTGGTCTACAGTTGTGGTGTGTTGCATCACTATCCCGACATTGATCGGGTTATTGAAAACATACACAGTTTGACAGTGGCCGGCGGCGAATTTAAGATGTTGGTGTATGCTCGTGACAGTTGGAAGTATGCCATGATACAAAAAGGTCTAGATCAATACGAAGCACAAGCCGGATGTCCTTACGCCAAAGCCTACACAAAAGAAGAAGTCTATCAGTTGCTAGAGGGCAAATTCCACATCGGACGCATTAGACAAGCGCATTGTTTCATGTATAATGTATCTAAGTACAAGCAAGGTATCTATGAACTTGAACCTTGGTTTGAAGCAATGAGCGAAGAAATGCGTCAAGCAGTTCGCGAATACTTGGGATGGCATTTACTAGTTAAAGCAACAAAAATATGAAATTAAAAGTCAGTGAACTATTTTATTCTGCACAGGGCGAAGGCCGCTTTGTTGGTGTGCCTTCGGTTTTCCTCCGAACCTTTGGATGTAATTTTACATGTTCAGGGTTTGGATGTGCTCCGGGCGTTAAATCAACTGAAGCTGACGAAGTGGCAAAGACCATACACCTGTACAAAGATTTTCTTGAACTACCGCTTGTGAACACCGGATGTGATAGCTATGCTTCATGGCATCCTGCATTCAAAGACTTGAGTCACACACTCACACACGACGAGCTGATTTCAAAGATGTTGGCGCTTACTCCTAACAAGCATTGGCAACAACACAATGGCAATGATGTGCATCTTGTGATCACAGGTGGTGAACCACTGTTGGGTTGGCAGCGTGGTTACGAAGAACTGCTGTCGCAAGGCAGCATGAGTGATTTGAAGAACATCACATTTGAAACCAATGGCACTCAAAAACTACAACCGGCATTTCAAACATTTTTACACGAATGGAGACGCCCTGCACTAGGCTCTATACCCACACGAGAAATTACTTTCAGTGTTAGCCCCAAGCTATCAGCATCAGGCGAATTGTGGGACGAAGCTATCAAGCCAGAGATCATAGCAGACTATCAAATGCATGGCACAGTGTATTTGAAGTTTGTGGTAGAAACACTGGCGCACTTTGAAGAAGTTGATCGTGCTGTGGCTGTATATCGTGAGGCAGGCTTCCGTGGTGTTACCTATGTAATGCCACAAGGCGGTGTGGTCACACCATACGAACGCAACCGAGTGAATGTGGCTGACTGGGCACTGGCTCGTGGTTACAACTATAGCCCAAGATTGCATGTGGATCTTTGGGGCAATGGGTGGGGAAAGTAAATGTCTGAAACGAAAAAACGCACAGTGGTAAGGATGTTTACCTATAGATTGACTGCTTGGTTGTTTACAATCTTTTGGACTTACATGTTCACAGGTAATTTAGGAAATTCAGCAGGGTTTGCCACAGCATTGCATATTCTATTGAGTGTTGATTACTACATACACGAACGTATTTGGTTAAAAATTAAATGGGGCAGAACTGATGTTTGATTGGTTTAAGAAAAAGAAAAAAGTCACCAAGCGTGATTCAACTGACGATTTAGTTGACAGCATCAAAGCTGCTGGTACAGTTACTAAGGGCCGAGCAGTTGAATCACCGCCTAAAACTCAAAAGCAACTGGCTACCGAAAAAGGTGAGCCTTATGTGGCTGTACTCAGTATGGATGTGGATCCCAACAACTTGCATCAAGGTGCATTTGAACTAGACTGGAATGAAATCTTTGTAGCACGGTTAGTCAAAGCCGGTTACATGCTAAAGCCCGCCGACAGTGATGGTGAGATTGTGGATCGGTGGTTTCAAAATGTATGTAGGCATGTTGTGATGGAAACATGGGAACAAGAACAAGCAATTAAAAATTCTGGCATGTATGTACAAAAGCGTGACCTTGGTGATGGCCGGAGTGAAATAGGATGATATTCAATCACATTAAAGACCTCAAAGCCGAAGGTAAAAAAATCGGCATCACATTCAGTCAATTTGACTTGCTACATGCAGGGCACATTGCCATGCTGGCCGAAGCAAAGAATCATTGTGATTACTTGATTGCAGGCTTGCAAACAGATGCCAGCGTTGACCGACCAGGAATTAAAAATCCTCCTGTACAAAGCATTATAGAACGTCAGATACAATTGAGTGCTTGTCGTTTTGTGGACGAAATTGTTGTGTATACCACAGAACAAGATCTAATTGACTTGATACTAACCTTGCCAATTGATGTTCGCATACTTGGTGAAGAATACAATGATACCAACTTTACCGGACGCAGCGAAGGTCATGGGCGTCAAATTGAACATGTGTTTAACAGCAGAGACCATTCATTCTCGAGCTCCAGCCTGCGCAAGCGTGTGGTAGCTGCCGAAACAGAAAAAGTGTTACTGCAAAAATGATATTGTATGTGAATGGTTGTAGCCACACATCGGCTGCTGAGGCAGTGGTGCCTGATTGTTTTGCTGTGGACGATGGCCGATATGGTATTGACCGTAGGCCTCATCCAATTAATTTAGAAGCCAGTTGGGGGCGGAATTTGAGCCGAATGCTCAACACTGAATTTTATTGTGACGCCGAAACAGCAGCCAGCAATGATCGCATATTGCGTACCACTAATAATTGGATCCATGAAAACTACGACCGCTTGTATGATACTGTGATGGTAATCCAGTGGACCACGTGGGAACGAGAAGAATGGGTGCATGAAGGCCGATACTATCAAGTCAATGCCAGTGGTGTAGACATGGTGCCACCAGAACTTGAAGCTAGATATCGTCAGTACATTTTGGATGTAAATTGGACTCAAAAAACAGATGAATGGCACAACAAGATATGGCACCTACATTGTCGGTTAAAAGATCTCAATGTGCGGCATGTTTTCTACAGTGGCAACAGTACATTCAGTGATATGCCAAATCAAAGAGATTGGCAAAATCACTACATCCAACCTTACTCAAGAGAACACAGTTGGAATGCTGTACTAAAAAACAACGGATTCGAGCACGTGAATCCCAAAAGCTATCACTTTGGAGCCAATGGCCATAGATTTTGGTCGGAATATGTGTTACAATACTTAAAGCAACACAAACTTCTGGACCGCTTTGATGAAATATCTACTGATTGATACTGCCAACATGTTTTTCCGTGCCCGCCATTCGGCGCACAGGGCCAGTGATACATGGACTAAATTGGGCTTTGCACTACATCTAACTATGATGAGTGCTAACAAGGTAGCCAGACGATTTGGTGTGGATCACGTGGTTTTCGCACTGGAAGGGCGTAGCTGGCGCAAGGACTACTACAAACCCTACAAAGCCAATCGCGCTGTGGCTCGTGGTGCCATGAGCGAAACTGAAGCAGAAGAGGACAAGTTGTTTTGGGAAACCTATGATGAACTGACTAAATACTTGTCTGAGAAAACAAATTGTAGCGTGATTCGTTGTGCAACAGCAGAAGCGGACGATATCATAGGCCGCTGGATTGCACTACACCCCCAGGACGAACATATTATTGTCAGCAGTGATTCAGACTTCGTTCAATTGGTTGCACCCAATTGTCAATTATACAATGGCATAAACGATCACCTGTTCAGTGTTGATGGCGTGACAGATGCCAAAGGCAACAAATTGAGTTTTACAATTGAAAGCAATTCAAAGATTAAAGTAGGCAAAGCTGATAAAGACTTTATGGCTCCAACTGACTATCAGAAGTGGGTGTTGTTCTTGAAATGTGTGCGCGGTGATCCTGGTGACAATGTGTTTTCGGCATATCCTGGTGCCCCTGTAAAAGGCACAAAGAATCGTGTGGGTATTACAGAAGCATTTGAAGATCGCAACAAAAAAGGCTACAATTGGAACAATCTCATGTTGCAACGTTGGTCAGATCACGAAGAAAAAGAACACAAGGTTCTTGACGACTACGAACGCAATGTCACACTAATTGATCTCACAGCACAACCACAAGACATCAAAGATGTAGTAGACACAGTAATCTGTGAACAAATTAGTAACAAAGACATAGGCATGGTAGGCGCACATTTTCTCAAGTTCTGTGGCAAGTATGAACTTACCAAGCTAAGTGATCAAGCAGAGCCAATTGGCCGTTGGCTGAATCAAACGTACAAGGGCGCACTCAGTGACTAATTGGCCTGTGTATACACAGTTGGTGCAACAGAATTATGCCATGATTGATGGATATCATACTTTGGGTATGATCGAATACTACTGTCCAGAAATCAAATTAATTCCATTGGTTGATTGTACTAAACATTCTATCAATGATACCAATTTTGACTGGCTTAAATTTAGTATTGATACTGCTTTAGCAAACAATAAAAAAGTTGCTATTATTGTATATGATGAAGACTGGATGTGGCCGCACAATCAGTCCTTGTTTGATTTGTTAAACAGCTATGTTAATGATTCAGTTTGGTGGGTTACGCAAATTGACCGATTGGAAGAATGGCATGACTATCGCGGTCTTAGTATAAAATGTATTGAGATACCGTGGCTTGCGCTCAACGATTGTATAGCATACACAGAACTACACAAACCACCGGCACTAGACACATCAACGAATCACAACTATTTGTGCATGTTAGGAAGATATGAACCGCACAAGTATGATCTAGGACAAAAACTCTGCACAGAAGATTTGTTGCAATATGGCATGATAACTGTTGCATATCCAAAAGATTACCCCAAGGCGCATTACGCCTGGTCAACTACTAATCCAGTCACGCTATATCCAAAATTAAATAATGCCAATGGAAAAACACAAGCAAATACACAATACGGCAATACATGGGCTAGTGGTAACGTTGAGAACTGGTTGGATCTTGAACCAGCATTTGTTAATGTTCCATTGATGATCAATCCTGATTCAGGCTTTGGTATATTCCAACTGAACGACAAGCATGTTTGGCCGCCACTATTGGGCAAACTATTTTTAATCTACGGTCGTCAGTATGTAATGAGCAGTATACAAAGATTTTATGATATAGATATTAGACGCTATGCAAACTTAGAGTTTGATGATGTGTTAGACCACACACAGCGACTTGAAGCAATGATTGAGTTGAATCGAGATTTGATCAAAAATTGCAAAGACATTTATCAAGAACTAAAGCCCGAACTAGAGCAAGCAAGATGGCAACTAGGTCCAAACTTGTATAAGTTTGTGACTTCACAGTTAGACAAAATTAATTAAGGAGCATTAA